ACCGTGTAGGTGTCTGCGCCCACGCACACGAACGTGACCGCGCCGACGTTCTTGACGTCGATCTCGATGCCGTCGCCGGTCGGCACGAGATTGAACAGCCGTCCGAGAGATTCCTTCATCGCTGCGTCCCTTCCTTATGCGCTCAACGCGCTCGCCAGAAGCGCCGGTGCGCGCTGCACCTTCAACCCATACGGGATGTAGAGGAACGCTCCGGCGCGGGTGCCGCCCACGCCAGCGTCCGCCAGGTCGACGCTTATCCACTCGAACCCGTCGGACAGATCGGACGCGTCGACCTGGATGACAAGGATCAGCTGCGACGCGGCGTAGGTCGCGCCGGTCAGCGACACCTCCGACGCCGCCACCTGTGTGACCTTCGTCCAGGCCTCGTCGTTGTCGAGGGTCGCCTCGTTCTTGATGTGCCACTCGGTGACGACGTTCAAGTCCTGCGACGTGCCGTTCACCGACGCGTCGTGCTCCTGCACGTCGGGGACGAACGTGTCGGTGCCGGCCGACACCGCACCCATGAACCCGACGATCGCCACGCCGCCGTAGTTGCGCATGTGCAGCCGCTTGCCGGTGTTCGCGCCGGCCGCAAGGTCCGCGATCGGGATGATCGCCGGGCAGATGTCGAAGTCCATGCCGAGTCCGCGGACCGTCATGATGTGCTGCCTTCCTGTTGTCGGGGGGTTTCAATGCCCCGGCTGTCGGCCCGGGCCGGGGGTTGATTGCCGACCCGGGCGGGAACCGCTAGGCGTCCAGCGACACGAACGGCGAGAGCGTCGCGCCGTTGTTCTTCGGTGTGATCGCCGACTGCAGCCACGGGCGGCCGTCGACCCGAGAGATGATCCGGTAGGCGGTCACGTCGTTTTGGAACTTGTAGTGCTCGCTGGACCGGGCACTCATGACCTGGCGGTCGCCGATCAGGTAGAACCCGAAGTCGACGAGGTTCAGGTCTCCGGCCGAGCCCAGCGTCGGGACCTTCTCGCTGATGATCAGCGGGCGGCCGAGCAGCGTCATCGGAGGCGAGGAGGCCGCCGACGGGAACGACCCGCCGCCGATCCACAGCGCACCCGAGCCGGTCGACAGCTCCATCGTGGCGAGCTCCGGGAACGTCGCAGGCGACGCGATCCACACCGCACGGTTCAGGCTCGAGGGCAACATCCGCGCGTACATGCCCACGACGTCGGCGTAGAGGATCTCGTTGTTGGTGCCGCGGTTGAAGAGGATCTTGCTCGCCGCGTTCAGGAACCCGAGCGGCTCGCCCACGCCGGACCCGTTGATGAAGGCGTCGTCCTCGTAGAAGCCGAGCGCCTCGGGGAAGATCTCGTTGAGGAACATCTCGAACGAGATCAGCGAGTCGGCGACGAGCTCGTTGGGGACCTCGGTGTAGGCCGTGAGCTTCTTCGCCTCAAGCACGATCCGCGCGAATGACGCCGCCGACTGCGTCATCGCCGCGCCCTCTTCGGTCCAGTAGGCGATGATGCCGCCGTACACCGAGGACACGTTGCTGGTCGCGTCGATCGCGGGGAACGGCACCCGCAGTGTCTCCATCGGCACCACGCGCGCGCGCGGGCGGACGATGCTGGTCTCGAGCGACACGCGGAGCAGCTCGGCGCGGAGCTGCTCGGGGATCAGGAACCCGCCCTCGCTGGGGACCGTGCTCGAGAAGGCGTTGCGGAGCTTCGCGATCCGCGACTGGTCCTTGGCGTTCCGCTCCTTCTGGTGCCAGATCGTCTGGAAAAACTCGCCAGACGAGGCGAACAGGTCGTCGATCGACGCGCCCATCGCCCGCGGGTTGTAGACCGACACCTTGTCGGGCAGGTTGTTCGTGCCGATCCGGCGGTTCTGCTCGGCCAGCGGGAGACGCTGGATGTTCTCCGCCTGATTCTCCCGCATCCAGTCGGCGAGCGCCGCCTGCGTGTACTCCGAGACCTGCTCGGCGATCGTTTGCTGCGCGTTCATGACCTTGTTGACGTACTTGCGGATGAACTCGTCCGCAGTCGCCGACGAGGAGAAGATCTTGGCGCGCTGCTCCGCGTCGTTGAGCATCTCCTCGAGCTGCGTCGGGTCGTCGGGGATCGTGAGATCCTCAACGTCGACAGCCGCACCACGGCCGTTGTTGACCGGCCGGCCGATGCGCGAAAGGTCAGTGACGCCGAGCTCCGCGAGGTGGGCCTGCAGGCCAGGTGACACGCGGTTGCGAGGACGGAGCGTGTTCATCGTATGGCTTCCTCCAAGATGATCCGCTGCATGTCCAGCGGAGCTGGGTCTGACTCTGGGTCTCTTGGGGAAGCCGGGACGTCTACGGCTGGAGCGTTCTTCGCGCGATGCTCGACGACGGCGCGGACCCGGTCACTGAACCGGACCTCGCCGTTGTCGGGCGGAATGCTATCCGACGGATCGGTCTGATTGTCGGCATCTGCTACGTCGGTGGTACCGGGCGTGACCGGGCGCTTGGGGACGGTCACTGCAGGCGCGTGGTCGTTGGCCCACTTCGTCGCTTCGCGGAACGAGTCGGCTGTCAGCTGGAACGGTGGTGGCGCGACCGCTTCCTCGGCTGCCTCGCGGATCCACGTGGCGAAGTCGAGTGGCTTGGGGTCACTGGATTCCGTGGGATCCGTGGGATCCATGTCATCTGTGGGATCCGTGGGATCCGTGGTTCCCGTTTCCGTACTTACGGGATCGGTTTCCGCCTTGGCCTTGGGCGGCTCGGGCGCGGCCTCCCGGCCCGGGTACACGAACACCGACAGGTCAAAGTCCGCGACCGCCGCGCGCGCGGCGTTCTCGAGCTTGTCCTGCTCGTCCTCGTCCTTGGAGCCCTTCGTGGTCTCGTCGGCGAGCATCGCGTCGACGGCCTCCTGCGCGGAGTACCACGTCTCGACGAGCATCGCGTTACGCCAGTGCGCCGTCGGGAAGCCCGTGCGGTCCGCGTAGATCTCCGCGATCGCGTCGCTCAATTTATCGAGCAGGTTCGCCATCTCGCGGTGGTCCTTGGCGTTGCCGACCGTGAACCCCGACGCGTCGTGGATCATCATCATGGCCTGCCGGCCCATGCGGATGTTGTCGCCAGACTGCGCGATGAAGCTGGCCGCCGACGCGGCGAGCGCGTCGACCGTGACGCGGACCTCGGCCGTGTGGTCCTTGAGCGCGTTGTAGATCGCGAGGCCGTCGAACACCGACCCGCCCGGCGAGTTGATGTGCAGGTTGATCACACTGGCCGTGACCTCGGCGAGCTCGTCGGCAAAGTCCGACGCGCGCGTGCCCCAAAAGCCGATCTCGTCGTAGATGTAGACGTCGGCCTCGTCGCCCTTGTTGCTGATGCGACACCAGTTCCGGGACGTGTCGCGCGGCGCGCGGTTGGTCGGCTGCAAGGCGCGTGCTTGCTCAAGCAGCGCGCGAAGCTCGTCTCGCGTCACCCGTTCCCCTAATTTTCCCCGGTGCTTCTGGCGCGCACTATAGACGCGCCGGCGGCTCACAAGGTCACAAGAGCCGCGTCACACGCTGATGGGCGGGTACTTCGCGACCGCCGGCACCCGGTCATTGTGACCATTCGACCGAGGCGTGCCCGGCTGCTCGCCCTCACGCTGCCCCGCGTCGGGGTCGGCGTTGCCGTCCTGCGGCTTCGGCGGACCGATGTACCGCATCGGCGGCAGGTCCAGGGTCGTGAGGATGTCGTCGGGATGCCACCCGGCCGCCCTGTACGCGGCGGCGGCCGTGGCCTTGGACGCGCGCTCGCGGTCCTCGGCGTCAGCGTCGACGATCGTGGGGGACTCGTAGTCGAACGTCACGTTCTTGCCCGGGTCGCCGTACAGCGGCAGCAGCCGCTTGTTCGCGACGCCGCGCCAGCGCTGCAACCGCGGGTCGACGATCCACTTCGTGAACATGTGCTCGCCGGCTTCGGCGTTCGCGCGGTTGACCTCCTCGACCGTGCCGAGCATCGGCTTGGGGAACGCGAACGCCTCGCGGATCAACTCGCGCGGGACGTTGCGCAGCTCCGTGAACTGCATGTCCCGCATCGAGAAGGCGCGGCCCACCCACTTGCCGCCACCCTCGATCGTCGCAACCCTGTGAGCGTTGTGAACGCCCTTGTGCTGGTCACGCCAGCGGGTCGTGAACTCCTCCCACTCGGTGTCGCCGAGCCGCCGCTCGAACTCGATGATCCCGCCGGGCAACGCCGAGTTCACGAAGAAGTTCCGGGACCACTCGGCCGCCGCCTTCGTCGCGCCGATGTCCGTGAGCAGCGTGATGACAGGCGACAGCCCGCGGAAGACATCGCTCGGGTTCGGCCGCTTGACCTGGATGACCTGGTCGTTCTCGAGGGGGACCTTCTCGCCGTCGGGGCTCTCGTAGATCCAGCCGGCGATGAACTTCGTGCGATGCGGGATCGGATACATCCGCGTGGGCGACACCGGCCACAGCTCGATCGGCCCGAGCTTCTTGCTGGCCTTCGTCGGCCCGTTCGGCCCGTAGCTGGGCACGATGATGAACTCGCCGCACAGCTCGAACCACTGTTGGCAGATGTGGCGGAGCTCCTCGCCCGACATGAACGGGTTCGCCTGGTCCCACACCGACAGCGCCGCGTGGCGCAGCACGTACTCGGGTTCCCGCTCGTCGCTGCGGGTGGTGGTCTCCTCGGCCTTGCGGCACAGATGCCAGATGGTCTGCGCGACCGACTCGCTTGTGCGGTCGACGATCGCGAACAGCGTGCCGACCGACGACATCGCGTCCATCTGCGTCTGAACGCCGGCCTCGAGCTTGCGGGGCATGGAGACGTCGCTGTATCGGCCGACGTAGGGCACGGGTGCCCGGTTTCTCACGAGGCCGAGGAGTGATCGCATGACGCGCAGAGTAGCGGAGACGACGAACGCCCCGCCGTAAGACGAGGCGTTCATCGCTCACTTCGCAAGGAGCGAGTCACGGCGTCCGACCGTCACATCGCACCACGAAGCCTACATGTGGTCGAGTGTGGGCGCAAGGGGGGAGTTTGCTGGCCGGGCGCTGCGTCGCCCTCCGCAGGGGACGCAGCGCCCGGCCAGCGCACCAGTCGCACGGCCCGGTCAGCTTACACGCCGTTCGCGGAGCAAGCCAAGGGCCTGGTCGATCTTGTACTCGAGGCGCTCCAGGTCCTCGGCGTCAGCCTGGAAAAGCCGATGCTTGAGCGCCAACAGCAGCACCGCCTGGACGATGAGCTGCCCGGTCTCGGACTGCCAGTTCTCGAACACCGTCGACCAGAACCCCGCGGCTGTCAGCTCGCCGCCGGCCTCCGCGGCGGCTGCGGCCATCGTGTGCCACTGGCCGACGAGGAACCCGACGGTCAAGACCGCGAGGATGTAGACGGCTCCCCACCGCCGCCAGTGCAGCATCAGTCTCCCGAGTGCTTGATCTGCCAGTCGAGGACGAGCATCGCGAGGCCGGCGACGATGACC